CCAGAACTCATGGAGCAGTCTTTAATTAGCTTGTTTTTAAATTTATAGTTGTGGAAAAATATTGACTGAACCCGTAGGAGTTGCTCATAGTAAACAACTGACCATCAATATTCTTGAAAACATATTTCAACTCGTTTCCCGCAAACTGGGCATGGGGAAAAACGCACTATAATCATCTCCTGCAGCTACGTAAATAAATATATTATCATTAGAACCTAAACTAGATAAAAGAGTAAGATTTTGATCAAATATATTTATACGCAGAGAATGCCAAGGATAAAAATCCATGGATCTTCTCCTATCAGCATAGAAGGGGATAGTTATTTCAGCAACATTATTCATGTGTCCCATAAACCATTGAACCGGGTAAGATAATCTCATTTGATTTGTAGTATCCCCTTTATGTAATAACTCAACAAATAAGTTATATTTAGCAGGGAAAATTATTTTACAACGAATAGAACCACTACGATAAGCATAGTGTCTATTAATTGTTGCAAATAAACTCTCCTCCAGTTTGTCAAAAGTATATGGAAAAACTGTGTTAGGTGTAATGTATGTATCTATTGTGAATCTTTTAGCTAATACTCTCAAGTTATTCACTTTCTCACCATTTATTTCCTGTGAAAAATCATGACGGTTAGCTGGAATTAAAGAATCTGCAATAGTAGGCTCAGTGTTGTCACAACAACCCTGCGCACAATACATGGGTGCTGCAACTTGAACGTCAGTATAACTGCGATAGACTATAACTTGAACAAAGTCTGCGACCGTGTCCGGATAATCTAATGGGGTCAACTGACCTATAACCACAGTGCCCATAGACTTAACTGAATTCTTAAAAGGTACATTCTCCATATAAGGCACTGTAAAAAATACCCTATCAACCTCTGCTATATCAACTACTTTGGTATAAACCTTTGTCATATTATTTTCCATCTCCAAATCTGTTAAACTATTTATCGATGTTGGATAATATTGTATTAGGAATCTACCTGTATGAAATCTAGTCTTCACAAAAACTATCTCATATTTAGCAGTATATCTAGCATAATTGAAACTAAATAGCACCATATCAGACGGACTAAAATTACCGCCCGAATTAGATCCCATTACTATAGGATCACTATTAACCCGAAAAGTAACTCGAGCAACTATATGTTTTCTTTCCAAAAGGTATGAAAAATCCATCTCATCAGGGGAAAAAACTGAATTTTTCGCCGAATCAACTCCATTGTCTGGTGAAATGGCTAAAGCAACGGAATTATCAACTCCTTCTCCGTTGCACATCCTCCAGGCTACGGCAGGTGAGACATTCTTGGCAACTTCGACATTGATTGGTTTAGACCAACCATAATACGAAGAAACCTTATTAAATGCCCTCGCCACCCAAGTTAGAGGAGGAACAAAAGTTCCTACAACTGGTATTTGTTGCAATGCAGTGGAAGCTAACTCCAAACCATCAGCAACAGCACCAGAAATTTTAGTGACCAATCCTGTTTTAGCATTTTCAGCTAAATCTGAATCTCCTGATTGAGCCATAGGAACTGTCAATACAGGATTCTTCAACATACCATAAATTTCAACCCTCAATGAATAAGGTACAGTAGCTCCTCCTAACGCTGACGCTACCATTAATTGAAGCATGACAGTCTCGCCAATTCCGCCGGTATGATACGCTTCAAGGTCACTTATGAATCCTACTCTAATTAAAGCATTATTCATCACAGAAATATTAATGAGAACATGAGGTAAATACGACAAGCTTATTATACTTGTAATATTAGTCCCCATATTCGGTGGAACCAAAGCTGCCATTAAAGCACCTTGATGAAATGGTTGTGGATTCAGTTTAATATAGATTTCCATACCACATTTTATATACTTATGGTTACTAATCTTCTCTCTTATATACGGATTCGTCAACAATTCATCTAAAGGTGAAATTAAAGCAAACAAAGAATCATCAGGTTGTGTTGATGACCATTCTACCTCTTTTATCTTAACTGGTCTCTCCAAAACCTTGGGCAACGGGAAGGTGTGACCTCCTATACCTTTAGATTCTATCATGGAAGGCAACTCCATAGGTTCCATTATTTTTTGTTCGTCCCCATACAATAGATGTTGATCTATAGCACGGGTTTCTTCTTCATAATTTAGCATAGTTTCAGCTTGCTCTGCTGTAGTCGAGCCAGACGTGGTTGATGACGCCGCTCTGATTTTCTCATTAATAGTTGTAAACATCTTCATTCTTGAGATCTTCTAACGTGTTCAATCTCATTAACGTGATTTTTAAAAGTCTATCATTGACTTAATACTAGTATCTATCGTGTTCACCTAGACTAACGGAGTGTTTTTAACGTCATCTCAAGACGGGGTTTTCTAAAACATAATCAGAAATAGGTATATTTGTCAGGATTTATGACATGTCTATGAGCTTTTTCACCAGACATATGATACTGTCGATATCCAATACATTCTCCATAACTCAATTTGTATTGATCCAAATCAAGTTTATTGTTTGAATTGTACACGCCTGACTCCCTAACTTCAACTATATCATATATGTATTTATGAAACTCTCTCCCATATAACGAAGCTTCAAATAACAATCCTGAAACATTCTGACCTGATGAGCTAATCAAATGCTCTCTGCTCTTGCACCAAAATAAGCTGTTAAAAATAGATTCTCTAATCAAAAGTCCCACTGGTTTCTTATCCATACTACAAACAGCGAAATACCGTTTTAAGAATGTGCAATCTTCCAATTTATTTTTATATAGTAAATCTGAATCTTTTTCAGCAGGCGTTATCTCTATGCCATATTTGATGAACTCTTTCTTAATGGATGAAGGCCTGTAATGCCCTATTATGCTCTTATCAACCCCGCATATCATATCATCTCCCATAGCGACTAAATTCACATAATCATTGAACCGTGAAGTCCAATATGTGAAACTATTTCCCTTATGTCTATGTTGAATTGAATAATAGATATATCTATGCCACCATATTGTAGCTAAAGAATTTATAAGTGCCGTCAACGGATGACCGGATGGATTCAAATCCATACCCCCATAATACAATCCATCATAAAGCAATTTATTGTTATTAAAAATCGATTTTAGCATATTCAATCTAACAGTATTGTCTTTCGGATCACATTTCGAGTAAAAAGACATTACAATTGAAAACATCTCCTCCTTAAATCTTTTCTGATACATAACAATCTCTTGAGTTTTCACGTCTATATCCATATAAACTAATCCTTGCGCACTTTTTGGTATAGTTTTAAGTTTCTGAACTAAATTGGACCAATCCCTGCCATAGGGATTCAAACCTATGGCGTAATCGTTCTCTATTTTATTGTTTATAACCCACGCCTGTAAATCATAAAATAAAGCTCTACACAACACTAACACGTCCAAAGGACCTGCATATATGCCTCTAGCATTGTTATCTATTATTTTCTGTTCAGGCAAACATTCATCGGCTTTAGGGTGAACAACAAAAACAATTTCCATTTCGTTCTCAGTTAGATGATGGTACATATCATCCAACTTAACTATCAACTCCTTAGTTCCAGGTGAATAATGAATATCTCCTTGATCGTCCATATATGGTAACCAATACTGTCTTTTCCTCTTCTTCTCCTCTTGTTGTAACAAACCGAAGAAACCTGTAGAAGTTTGTCTATCTAATGGTTTCATGACTCTACCATCTCCGAAAAAACCTTTCTGGTAACTCACATCATATATCCCACATTTCTTATGAAATAACATATCATTTCTTACGCATTGAATAGCTACTTCATCAAAGTCATACTCTTTATTTACTCTAAATTTCCCAAATCTCACGTCTAATGGATGTACATTTTTGCCGTCAATCATCTTAGGCCTGACTGGTGCTGGAAATTTAGTGGGATAAATATCTAATGAACGATCTTCCTCAATCAACTCACCATCTTTAACCACTTTCTCCTTCCACTTGTAGGGGTGATTTTCCCTATGTTTTTTAATAGTATTATAAAATATAGATTTCACTATTGGTGATTTATAAACTAGAGGTATCTTAGGACCCTCTCCGATTATAAATTTAGATTCTTCCACTGCCCCTTGACTTTGAAAAGAAATAATATCTCTCTGTTCAATCACAGCTGCTGCTCCCATACTGCCATTTACTCCCGCGACATGCATACCTATTATCTTGTTGTAATTTTTGGAATTTGTACCAAAAATCAAAGATCCACACATCCCTCTAGTAGACCTCACACTATATTTAATCACCTTCTTAATTCTAAAACTGTTCTCCTTATTATCTTCATCATGATAATAACGCAATTCATTACAACTCACTTCCGTATTATTTATATTATTCAAAACTATCAAATGTTTTTCACGATTACCCCATAGACTCAACATTGTCACTGATGGTAACGGTTCCACTGAAACTTCCTCTGCCAAAAAAGAAGATATATTTTTAAAAGAAAAAGGAAAAGTGTCTGGCAATTCCAGAATAATTATATCATCTGAATATATTAATTCTTTCTTAAGTGTTTTACATTTCTCCAAATCGATCTTGATTCTATCTTTCCCACATTGACTAATATAGAAATCTTTTTTATAAATAATATAATGAGAGCATATCATTATAGTCCTTCCTCTTAAAGCTAATGCATTGCCCATGAATTTAAAAGATCCATCTTTAGCTCTAAACTCACAAATCAATAAATTATTCTCTGCTACCCTGCTCAAAACTTCTGCGGTAGATTGATCTCCATTAGGCAATGTCTTATTCAACATACTTCTATCAAAATCTTGCTTTGTAGAATTAACACCCTGAGATATATACAAAGTTTCACTACAAATCTGCTCTTTATGACATAACAAATTAATCACCTCTTCTTTGTCACAAACTTTGCTATTAAAACTCTTTTCCTCCTTATTGCTCATATAAATTAAAAATAAAATGACAATAACTACCACACTAATTATAAAAACGGGGAAAAAAAGTTTCCACTTGTCGTCAATCCTGAGATTTTCAACCTCCTTGGCAAGATCCTTAGCACACTGCATCCAAGTTCTTGACTCAATTTTCTTTTTAATGAAATCTTCATGATCAAACTCCCTTATTTCTCTAAGAATATGATCAATTTTACTAGCATAACCCATATTTTCATAATATTTTACCTCAGAAAGAAAATAATCCCTGAAATCTTTATCATTTTTCAAAATTGTTTGATCTCTTAACAAAAATGCAAATTCTCTTTTCACTCCATAATGACCATATTCATCAGCGTTGAGAATAATGCCTATTTGTGTGCACCCAATATTTTCAAAGAAATCCTCCTCTAATTCTTTCCGAGTAATAACATCATTATAATAAATTGCATGGATTATTATAGTATCATGTAGATGCTTGCATATCTTTTTCTTAGGATGAGTCTCATCATCTTCCATGTCCGAAACATCGCTAAAATCTGTAAAACTTGGACCAGCAATTTCATTAAAACTTTGACTCTCAATAATTTTACCAACTTCTTCTTCCTCAATTTTAATTAAGCTTGGTATCCATTTTTGAGCCATCTTCATAACATCGTTAGTTTGTATTTGAGGATTATCCTTCTCCTCCTTCTCAAGCTCATTCACTTGTGCTATCAAGGTGTTAAGATCGGTAGGAAATAGACCATAAAAACTCCTTTCTTTTATACCTTGATTCGCTCTAACGCAATCATCAAAATTCTCTTTGAATCTGCCTCTCAAATGACCCAACAAAACATCTAATTCTATCCTAATACACTCCCTCCTATTAAAATTAAACAAGTTTGAATCAGCGTCAGGTCTTGTTTTAGGAACAATTATAGGTTTTTCTTCCCCTATTGGGTTTTTCCATGCAGAGTGTTCATGTCCAATGAAAAATAAATAATTGGTTAAATGTGAATAGTATTTCCTCATAGCTTCATCCCTAATTTCTTCAGGCATTGATTCTAAAGCAACTTCATCTCCATTCCAAGCTCCTCTTGGTGTCAAACAATTATTGTGGAACCAAGTCAACTCAGTAACAGTTTCTTTAAAATTAGCTAGCCTAGTCTGATACTCCTCTTCTTTCCCTTCTTTAGGTTTCAATATTTTTGGATGTAAATAAACCCTCAAGGTATGCATCCTATTCATGATAGCTATCTTAGCCCCATGAACATGAGGTGGAATTGGAATATCATTAAAAAGATAAGTATGAATTTTCGCCATAAGCTTAGAATCTTTATCTTCTAACTTTGGTTTATTCATAAGATAATGGGATTTATTATGAATCTCTAAAAATTCAGCAAATGGAGTAGCCGCCACGCTACTATTGACATTATACTGTAATCTCCAAAGATCATCGGCTGTAAAAGATTTATCAGAACTTTTAAGGGCTAAAAAATCATTATTATACCTAAAATTACCATTATCCTTGCAAAATTCATACTCTTCATGACCATGAAATATAAGGGAATGTAGTGCTGGTGCCAGATAAGTAGATTTTCCTATACCTGAAGGACCTTCTATCACTATCGATATTGGTTCCTGACGGAACCCATTGGAACTATCTCTGTAGTTCTTGAGTATACTCACC